GCCCGCGCGCCCATTGAGATGGGACCCTGAACAGCGTTCACCGACGTGGGAGCAGCCAAGTGAACGTTTTCAGCCCATGCATAGCAGGAAATCGTAACACGAGAAGAAGCCACCCCATTCGCACTCTTCAAAGAGTCGAAAATGTTGTAATTGAGCATTCCCATATCTTCAAAATCTGTAGCACTACAGGCGTCGATGTAATCGCGTGGCCAGAAGAATGGTAAACGCATCTCGACCGAACTCATTTCTGAGGGAGAAATCCAAACACCAGGGAACTGGGAGGCCGTAATGATGTGAGGATCGTTCCATCTACCGGAGACCAAAGGATCGTAATTGACCTTCAATAAACCATAGTAGAAAGGAGACGCATTGAGGATAAACTTCAACCTCAGGTCACATCGAATGCGAGCGAAGTTGTTGAGCTTGGACTTGATGTGTGTGTCATTGAAGAACAGCTTCCACGGACGTAAGGCATTCTGGTTCAGTCCACCGGCACTGGAAGTCCAGGTATACGTATCAATAAGCACGGGTCTCGACAGATAAGCACCTAGATGAGCAACCAGGTCATCTCGGAGCTCACGGGATGGATCATCAAGTTCCTTCATAATAACCGGAGCAGCTGGTGAAGTGTCACCAAAGGTGATATTTTCCTGCTGTTCCTCGACAGCATTGACACTGTCTGTAGGGGAATCTGCACCCTGATAAACGTTTGTTGTTCTCTTCAATACGGGGTGAGTGGCAGAACGCACCAATTCACTCGAGAGATTGTTTGATTCATTTGTATCAGTAGGTTGTCTTAATTCACGGCTTAAACCTATAGACCGCGAATGGGTTTCACCCATAGACATTGTGCACCAGCTGGGCACATCACTAAATAGTGACTTCGAGGATCGCTCAAGCGGGTTACGGAGCGCAGCACTACTCCACCTTGTCAAGGTGGAGCAAGATCACACGCCCTCGAGTGTATTTCTTTCGCTATCGCATGGCAGATACACTAGCTGCCATCTCGACCCATTAGAGTCGGGACTTAGAGAGAGAACTCATCTTGAGCAATCTCCCATCGATCCTTCAATTCGTCGTAACTCGGCCACTCAGTTTGACTAGCGTGGTCACCCAAACCAGCTTCATCCAATACACCCAAGAGAAAGCTACTCATTTGATCGAATTTTTCACGCCCATAGAAGAAATAATCCTCAATGGACTGCTTCACATTCACCACGCTTTGCCACTCCGGGGTCTCACTGGACTTCACACCCACCATGAGCCGCTTGCGTATGCTTGTCTCATTCAATGGACACAGATAGTCCTGACATTCATTGTCCCAACGCCAGGAGCGTTTGAGGAACTCAACTTGATCGATATGGATGAACGGAACCGTCTCCGCATGCTTATCCGCCATCGTATATGTGATCCCAATCTTCTCCAACTCATCCCGAATAGTGGAGTGGTTAAACCATGTAATGGCACGTGAGACACCACCGGCGTTGTCATCCCCGTACGTGGCCAAATGAACATTCGACTTGAATGTGAGCGCCTCAGCTGCTGGATTACACAGAATATAGCAGTACCGCATGAGGAGACTGTTAGCTATGCAGTTTATGATCACCGTCACAACGATACCAGATGGGTTAGACCCCTCGAAACGTGCCACATCACCATTGGCGACCACAATTGGAAAGGAAGCGTCCTCAGCCATCCCCCACATTATAGCGATCTCCGTTTCAGACCAACCAGCACGTCTACACAATTCACGGGGAATACGATAAGCT